AAGTCTGCCTTAGTAAATTTGCCATACTTAGTCTGGTTATCTTTTGGACCTTCAATTGTGCCAACTTCTTTTTCAGCAACCTCAATAATTGCTGCTGCTGTTCCTTTGTCTGCCATATGGCTCCTTTCGTAAAAGGCTATTGTCTCAGTGTGATAGGTTTGGCACATGGCAAAAATCGTAGAACTAACAAAAGATGAGATTCGAGTCTGTGCCCAGTTGGGCATGGAACGCTGGTTAATGAAGTGGGGCAGTGAAGATCGCCCTAACTATGCTGAGGGCAAACGCCAAGGTTGGCTAGAGTATGAGTTAAACGCAAACATTAGATCAAATGTTGCAGAGTATGCGGTTGCTAAACTTTACAAAATGCCGTGGACAGTTCCTTGGTACACAAATGAAGAGCATAAGAACCGCATAGATCACCCAGATGTTGGACAAAATATTGAGGTTCGTTGTGTTAGAACTAAAGATGCTATTCCTGTATGGAGTAAAGATGTAAATAAGAACGCCATAATTGTTGGTACTAGAATTTACGACCTAGAGTATTTTTCTTCAGTAGAGATATATGGCTGGCTACCAGTATCAGAGTGTCAGAGAGATGAGTGGTGGTCGCAAGAAAAATCAGGAACTTGTTGGAGAGTTCCAGTAGATCAGTTTAGGGATTCGATTCCAGACGACTCATTAATGTCTTTGCACGTTTAGATGGCTCCTTAGTGAGGAAACCTCTTCCCTTGGCTTTCTCATAAGGAACTGCGGTTGCAAATTGATCCGAAGTTGCATCAAGTATCTTGCCTGATGAATGCTTTAAGAACCAGTGACTAGTTCCTTCATGTTTAATCTGCATCGGAGTATAGCCAGCAGATTTACCACCTAGTGCGTGATAGACCGCCTCACTGGCGACGTAGCAGTGGCCAGCGGTCTTGCACTCGTGTCCACGAAACTTTGCACTACGTAGGTCATCAGTTAGATGCTCTCTAACGTTAGTAACTATTTGATGATCGTAGTTGTTCATTGAAACTGCTTAAAGTGTCCAGGGTGAATATTAGTAGGAACATACTCTTTGCCCATACGATCTTCGTAACTTCCTTTATCAGTAAAGTTAGTTGTCATGGCTAGATGATTACCTTTAAAGTTCTCTTTTCGCTCACCTAATCCTGGCTGACGATAAACTGTTACTGGCACATGAGAGACGCCTTCTGCCATTGCAGCCTCTAATCTATGATGACCTTCACCAACAACGCCCCACTTATTAGCGTGATCATATGCAACCATAATTGGATTGTTAATACCTTTGCCACTCTTAATATCTCCTCTAATTCCAGTAACAACCTTAGAACTAGATGGTTGAGCATCAGCACCAAGACGTCTATGTTCCATCAAAGGAATTAGGCGCTCAGTTCTAACCATGCCAGTAGCGCTCTCACTTTTATCACCTTCAAGATGACCTTTGCCGCCTGCTTTTCTTATCTGAACATTCTCAGGAACAGGAACATTAAATTGTTTTTGATTAAGCATTATGCCTGCATCTCTTTAGGATTTTTATATGTGCGTTTTCTTGCAGGACGTTTGCTGTCCTTACTTGCTACCCAAGAAGAAAACGTTGGAGAATCATTTCTTCTTAATCCATTCCAATTACCTGTAACAGGATCTGCTTCAGGTCCAGAGATACCTGTAACCTTTACTTTTGCGCCAGGTTTAACTGGAACTTCTTTTTCTGGACGCTTCATTTGTTTATCTCTTAAATCAACTTGAGCACGACTTAGTTTCTGAGTGTTCATCTCTACAGCACTAATAGGAACTTCGGCATGCATGACGGTGCCAAAAGATCCAGCAAATCTTCTTGCTACTTGAGGATCTGTTGACCAGTGCATTCCAAGAGGTGCATCCTTTTTAAACTTACGAGTCACACCACGGTGTACTTGAAAAGTTAATTCTGATTGATCCCACTGCTGTTTAGATAAGTTATCTTGAGCAGCCATTATGCTTTCCACTTCCTTGGTGGATTGTACGTTCGTGTGCGATCTCGGTTATCACTTAACTTAGTAACAGCAGTTACGTGGACGATGCTGCCCTTCTTAACAGGAACTTCATTCTCCCAATACTCGTCATATACTTGATTCTTCTGTAATACATCAGAGCGAGTCTCACGACTCTTCTTAGCCACTTGTCCTTCAATTACAACGCCAGGTCCTCGCCGAATAGGATTTCTTGCAAAGCCAACGGCTCTCTCTGGATCATCTGTCCAGTGCATGCCGAGGGGTTTTTTTACATCGGTAGTAAAACTTAACCCACGATACAGAGTATGAAACTGCTTAGGAGATAAATTACTCATCTTCTTCCCTTGGCTCAGAAGTTTGACGCTTCCTCACGTTGTAACCTAATTTTGGTCCTTGCATTAAATCTTTAATTCCCTCAGCACTTGCCATCTGTGTCTTATTTAAGTTGTTATTAACCCACGCAGAAATATAATCAGCCCCACCCTCATAATCTACACTCTTAACTTTAAATCTTTCTTGAACTGACTCTTTTCCATAGCCAGTCTGAGAGTAACCTTTAAACTTAGGTTTCTTCTTCATTTCTTATCCTTGGGAGTAAAGTGATCATGAGGCTCGCCAATTCCAAATTGTCCTTTATCATGTAAGTGTTTGTGAAAATCAAGATGAGTCTTATGTGAGCCATCTTCGTTAGGTGTAGACATAAATGCATTAGACTCTTCAAAAGTCATAGCATGCTTATGATACTTAAGGGAGTGCCAGTCAACTTGCCACTTATCTGTTGGATGTGGGATCCACTTCTTATTACTCATATAGACATCCATCCCGCATACTTAGCATCAGGATTATCTATATGCCATTGCTTCATTAAGTTATTTTGTTTTTGCCAGTTAGTGTCGTGAGTATCAAGACCGCACTTAGGGCACAGAGTTACGCCCATACGCTTATAGACATGCTCACACATGGTCGTCATGGGTTTACCTGTCTCTTTGCTATTAATTCATCAAAATCTTTAATCTTCGTGCCGCCACCATATGTCCAAGCATAGCCTTCATTAATTAACCTCTGATTAAGCGACACATCTGATCCGTCTAAGAATACCCAACCTAGTATACGTCCGTACTTCTCTGATGAGTCAGGCTTCTCTGTCTTGATTACTACGTCTTTTGCCGCCGCTAATTCTTTTTTAAGTTTCTCTTTAACCTCCAAGCCGAGGGCTTTTTCCTTTGCATTAGTTGTACGACTCTCAGGTGTATCTATACCTGCTAGGCGCACACGGGAGAAGAAGGAGATAGAGAAACCTAAATCAATATCAACATCGATAGTATCGCCATCAACTATCTTGTTAACCTTCTTTACACGATACTCATACATTATTTTTTAACCTTTGGTCGGTATGGCTCAAGGCGTGATTTAACTGTGCCATCCTTTCGCATGATGACTATCCAGCCATCTTTAATCTGCATCTTGTTAAATGGTTCGTTGCGTGAGTATTTGGCGCTCATGCTTTGGTACTACTTGCTGTGTTAGATGCCTCTGATGGAGGTGTCATCTGCATTGCAACATTTACATACATCTCTTTTGGCATTACCTTAACTCCAAATTGTTGCGGAGATAAATTTTGGGCGCTCATTTGTGTTCTCCAGTAATCATAAATCCGTGAGGGGAGGAATAGAAGCGTTCACCCTCTATGTTCCCAGATTCTTCTTTAACTTCGTTGCTAACTGGTTGCACCTTGTAGACTTTAACGGGATTCTTCTCAGCGCCTTTTGGCATCTTAGTCTCGCCAAAGAATCTCGCTTGCCCTGGATCACTTGTAGCCCAAGCATTAGCCATGCGGCCTTCACCTTCAGTGACAGCAGGAAATATAAAGCCACCACTTACATCTGCACGAGTGCCATGGTACATGGGGCCGAATTGCTGTTTAGATAGATTGTTGTTCATTAGAACAACTTATACTTGATTGAATCTGGCTTCTCTTTCATTAACTTCTCAGACATATGTAGCGTCTCATTAGATGCTGCCTTACCTACATTTAGTATTGATCCTTCTGGAGTTGTCTTGTGCATGTAGTCAAACATCTGGCGGCCAATTCCTCCGCCTTTATACTTATCATGTACACGCATGTAGCCGATATTAGTATCTGCGATTGGCTTTGGCTTTTCTCTTGTCTCATTGCCATGCTGGTCTTTAGTTACAAATGTTAAACCAGATTCACGAACAGGTTCACGATAGAAGTCTGAGTAACCAACTAATCCTGGTTCACCCTTTGGATTTTCTCTAACTCCGCCACCCTTTGAATCAACTGCTCTTGGCGTTGAATCCTTTGGATCATATACAGAAAGACGACGTGCATCGCCATAGGAACGGATTGGATGCTTGTACGCCGTATCTTCTGGCATATCGTGCTCAACGTAGTGTCTTCCTGCTGAGTCTTGGAATTCTGCGTATCTGGCCATAACTGTATTGTGACATTAGGGCTACTGTCTTATTGCCCCTATTGAAAAAATTTTAAAACATTAAAATCTCTATTTAATGGCTGTAAATAACCTCTTCCATTCAGGTATTACAGCATCCCAAGAGTAGTAGGCGTTAAAGAACTCCGACTGCTTTTCAAATTTTCCAGAACCTTCTTCAGACCAATAATTATTAATAGCATTGTTTAAGTTTGTTTTGTACCTTTCAAGTAGAGCCCCCCTCCAATTTTGCATTGGCGTCATTCGTGCCCATCCGCAACTTGTCTCAGGTAGTGCCCCTAGATTAGTTGTCACAATTGAACACCCCGCCGCCCCTGCTTCAATAACTGCTAGACAAGATGTTTCTTCAAAAGTTGATGGATAGGCCAAGATATGAGATTGCTGTAATGCCTTTCTAATATCATCATTACTTGTATAGCCCATATAATTAACTCCAGGCATTGCTTTTGCTCGATCAAACATTTTTTCAAACGTTGAATTATGTTTTTCGTAAAACGCACTACCATAAATAATTGTGGATGAATATACATCTAATTCAACATCATCTCGGTTTAATTGTTCAAATACATCGAGTAACACATCTAACCCTCTCCATGGAGTTGATGTATAGACTAACTTTAATTTACCTATAGGTTTTTTTACATATTGAATTGGCTCAATTGCGTTTCTAATGATTGCTGTTTTAGCAAGTGGAATCAAAGTAGTATTACGAAACTTTTCTGCTTGCCAATTAGACACTAGAACTATTGCGGATAACGGATCTGTAAAAGATTTATCTTGTAAACATTTTGTTCCTGGTTCATCTACGTTTCTGTGTTCCCAATTTATTGCCCTTGGTTGACCAGGAGACAACTGAAAATTTTCACTAAGTATTAGATTAACCCCGTATTGTGTTGGATTTATATATTTTAATAAACCATTAACCAGTAATTCTGTTCCACCTTTCGGGGGTATAAATGTGCTGTTCATTATTCGTAATATTTCTTTTTCCACACATTTTTCTTATACCAGCCATATAAGGTGTGCGCTGATTTTTTAGTGTTAATTTCTGCCTCATTCATTAAACCAGGTTTTAATTTAGATTTCCAGTTTTCTATTTTAAAAGGAATAATTTGAGCAATTGGAGTTCCTGCTGGTATTAAACCTAAAAATCCTTTCTTTAGAAAGAACGGAATGTTTCCTCTATTCATGGCAAAACTATCTACAACGCCACTTAAAGTGAAGAAAGGAAGATCAACTCTATTTAAAGGATGAGTTAGGAGCATGCTATACCCAGAGGGAACTTTAATTGCTATTTGAGTGCTCCAGGCTGCAGATATGGGGTAAAACTCATTTGCTACAGGCATGTTTCCTACAAATTTAGCATCACGAATTTCCACTAATCTTAAACCGTAATCCGCATTCCAAGTGAATTTTAATTCATCATCTATAATTTCAACTAATAGGTCTGCTGGCAATTCTATTATGTAGCCTGTTATGAAAGCCTCTAAAAATGGAACACATTCCTTTATACCAATTGTTTTTTCTGGAAAAAACTTGGGTTTGTCACCTACAAACTTTTTAGACTCTATGTACCATTTAGGGATGTGTTTCTTACTTAGAGCCAAATTTGGAAACTCAAGACCACTTGGTTCAAACTCTATCTGCTTAACTTTTTTCAATTATTACGTCCCTATTTATAGTTTTTAAAGTTTGTTCTTTATTTTCTAGTATTGATATGCGATCTTTAATAGACTTAAGCATGACCTTCACTAAGAGATAGTCACATGCCAATCCAACAAATAAGCCAAATAAAAACCATAGGATGCCGTTCATATTATCTCCTTATTCTTATGGGTGTAGTGCCCCCTCTGATGGGTTCTCTCTCTATGACAGTTAGAACATACGACATCACACTTCCTAACCTCTTTGATCATCTTATCCCAACTGCCTGTCTTGTGAAGAGAGGCTGGTGTGAACTTCTTATCACTTGGATCTCGATGATCAAGGTCTAAGACATAGTAAGGATACTTAACGCCGCAATCCATACACCCACGGTGTTCTTTATACTTACGAATGTAATCACGTATCTGATCCTTCTTGGTCTTATTACGTAATAACTGGGCGCCCCTATTTTTAAGGTAGTACTTCGTACCGCTCTTCCTACTACTCGCCTTAGCCTTATCGGACTTCCTGTCCTTATATGGCATATCTAGTTATTGCTGAGAAGAATACAAAAATGCCGCAACAATCCAGAGTAAGGCAATCATCACCGACAAGATCTTCATTACTAGATATACGGGATTACCAGCCTTGCGAGATACCCACAGCACGTACATTGCTACGACGCTCACGCAGGTCAATGCTAAGAAGTCAGTTATTAAAATCATTTAGTTCTCCGATCAGTTATTTACAACTTGGACAGTAATTAGGAACTCGCATATTGTCTGCGGAGATCATATAGTCCTTAGAGCACCTGGAACAGGTGACCATGACTACATCCTTAGTACGACAATCTCTTCGCAACTCTAGACCAAATAGATACATGACTACTCCTCAAACTCAGTTGGAGGTAATTGACCCCAAGAGGTTGGATTTCTTACACCACATATTACACAGGTAATCTGGCCATCCATATCAAGGTCAAACTCGCATTTGTGTAGGCATTCATCGGTCATAGGGTAAGATTACTCCAAAATCTTATATTTATAGTAAATTTTGATTAATTTCTTTTAAAATAAGTTTTTTAGGCTTAAACAAAGCATAAATATCATTAAAAGTACCTAATTTTGATAGTTTATTACTTGTAATAGATACGGTTCCATTTATAAACTTTTCCAAAGAATCATTTATAAAGAATTGTTTTAAAATAATAGGCCGATCTGTATGAAATCGTAAGTAATACATAACATCTTGATCATTTACTGCAAATGTATCAAATTCCTTTTTTAAAATAAAGGGAAATTCTAAAGGGCGAAACCATTTACCTATGTCAAAACTACCAGGGATAGGCATACACCTTTCTGATATTGCATTTTCTTCAAAAGTAGGATGAAGAACGGCTGTAATTTCTAAACTTTTTTCATCTGTAAAAAATACATACCTATTAAGAAAACTAAAGACTCTTTTTTCCATAGACCTAATAACTACATGATTATCAAAAAATTGTTGGTCATATAATTTAGAGAAACATTTGTCATTTTCTACAGTAAAAGAGTAGTCATAGACAGATTTAACTGCATATAAATTTTTGAAGTATTTATTAACTGCAGGACAAAAATTGACTGACATACTAGATTTAACGTCAGTATCTTTAAATCCTTTTGAAAAAAACCTTTTAGACACTAATTCAGGTTTAGAGGCTCTCATCCAAACGTTTTCCCACGAGGCCCAATAAACAGTGATAGGTTTTGCCATAGTGTTACCCTATACCCTCTTGGCTACTGCTTTGGTTAATACTGAGAAAAAATTATTGGGGGCCTTCTTGGGCATCCTTAACTATCTGGGTTATTTGATCAATAGCGGGGGCCGATAAATTTAGACCTTTGATACCCTTAAGTATCTCCTTGGCCATCTGCAGGCGTGTACTAGCCTTTATCTCATCAAATAGGTGTGACTGCTGTTCCATAGCCTCATTCTACGGCTACTGCCATCCTGCTACACCTTCAACCATGTCTCCAACCTGGGGGGTCCCCTGTGCGCTGGCGTTTAAGGGTGGGGGGGTCTTAGCAATTTATTAGTGTTAACAATCTCCCCTGACTATTAATCAGGTGCGATCTTGTTAACATGCGCTCAATAACTATGTGTTCCACATGGCTTGATGACTATTTGATGACGGCATAACTAACTAGCGTTCGGCTACTGACTACGGCAACAGTTTGTTAATACGGATACCACCAGCCTATTAGCCAACTCTCCGAGTTGTTATCAGATACTTATTGTTATCAGATCATTACTTGTGCCTTCTCTCCTTGTAATAACTCACATAACCAAACGCATACACACAACTACATAGCCACATGTTCCATGTAGCAATTAGTATCTCTTGGTTATATTGGCATCACATAACTATTAACTACTTAATGAACATGGAACATGTATCTATCTCTTATCTCTCTCTCTTATATATCTCTATTTAGTTATTACTGGAAAAAAATACTTCGGGCGCAATTTCCCACATAACTAATTAACTAAACATCTCTCACAAGGCGCACACACTTAACTAACTAACTTCATGCACGCCCGTTAAAGTTAGTTCGCAACTAACTTGCTTCCACCACCGCCACCGCCACCATGAGTTAGTTCCAACCCCCAGTTCGCCAGTTAGCCCCCACGCTCAGGCTCTCACGCTCAATCGGGCAAATCGGACATTCCGCCACTCCTATCAGGTAATCAAGGTCAACTGGATTTTGTGCTAAGATCGGCTCAGGCACACAACGATAAAAGTTTGATCTTTTTAGAAACCTCTAGGGGCAAAAGATCAATAATTTTCAAGTGAAAAAAGCCTAGATAGAAATTGAACTCTAGTGAACTTAATAAGTCATTAAATCCTTCGGGAACTTATTAAGGTGATAGCAAATCAATTAACTATTAATTACATAGAGAATTAGGCAAACATAATCAATATGTTTTCTATTAATTAATCATGGATAGTTTTGTTAATAACAAATGCCGACAGTATCCAATCTGATCTAAGCACTAAGAAGTTAATTAATAATAAATAAAATAAACATATTGCTATATGTGTTTTCTGCTATTACTGGCAATAAATAATCTGCGAATTATCTTTACCAGTAATAGTGGTGAATACATAATGTATTCAATACAACTTAATATAGAACTTAATTCCTTCCCCCCAACAAAAGGAATAAGTAATGAAAACAAATACATATATAGATACAAACGGAAATATCGTTGCTACTGGAACAATCTCAATTAACCAAATTGATCTCGTTCTATCTAATGGAACTCGGTTCTTTTCTACTCGTTCCGATAACTACACTCTTGATGTTTTGAAAAACTTAAACATCAACAAAATAGTCAAAGGACTAAAATAAATGGAAAACAAAAAAATGATCATTAATGATCTAACTTATGATGAAGTTGCGTTATTACTTACATCATTAAAAACCATGATAATAAAGATGAAGGAACTTGAAGCCCCTGAGTTCTTTATTGAAATGGCAATACCTTTGTTTGATCAGGTCGAGATTATTCTTGATGAAAAAGTGGCTGAACAAAAAGCGTTCATTGAATTGGTTAGCGACCAACTTGATGATGTTTTACTCGCTTCATCAATTATTGAAAAAGACCCTGATGTAGTAATACCTGAATACAAATAAATAAGTTTGTGTTAGTGATTGATTTTGGCTTTCACTAACACAATTCAATTCCCCAGTAATACAAACTAACAACTAACAGAAACGGAAAACAAAATGACTACAACAAATAACAAATCCTTCTTTGTTCCTTCGCTGGAACAAACTGGGCATTACATTGAACGATCTTTCGGTGGCGGTATTACCGAAACTCAAATGTATGACTATTCACTTGAAAACAAAATGAATGTGTTAATTGAAGGTGATGCTGGAACTGGTAAAACAACTTCCGCTATGGCTTACGCATCAAAACGCAAAATGAACTTCTTTGCAGTTCCTTCTAATAACGCACTCGACTTCACACAATTAACTGGCGGTCTATTCCCTGATAGCAAGGGCGAGTTAAAGTGGATTGACGGCGCAATAACAAAGATCGTTCGTGAAGGTGGCGTGTTATTAATTAATGAATTAAATAACGCACCAAAAAATCTTTCACAATATCTAATGAGTTTGTTAGATGATCGCCGATCAATTACATTGATGAGCCACGACAACGAAGTTATCCATGCTCACCCTGATTTATTAGTGGTTGCTGATATGAACCCTAACTATCGTGGAACTCAATTACTTAATGAAGCGTGGAAAGATCGCTTCGCAATTAAGTTAACTTACAACTACGACACAAAGATTGAAAAACAAATCCTTAGTTCAGGTTCATTACTGGAACTTGCTAATGGTATGCGTTCAACGCTTCGTGCTAATGATGCTTCTAATTCATCAACCATATTTGAAACCCCAGTATCAACTCGTATCTTAAAAACATTCGAGAAACTTGCTAAGGGTCTTTCTTATGAGTTTGCAAGTGAAGTGTTTGTTAATAACTTTGCTGATGATGAGAAGCCAGCAGTTCGTATGTTGCTAGAAGGTAGCGAATACAACATCAAATCCGATCTCGGATTACTTGAACCAGTTAACGCTTAGTTAGGAATAAATAAATGGAATATCCATTCTTAGATTTAGATGAGGCTCTAACTCAATCTAATCTAAAAAATAAGGAGAAGCAGGAAGCGGAAATTAAACGCCAAAGGATTGAACGATTTACTCAATTCTTTGGCAGAGTTAATTCTGCATTAACACTTCGTAAGGTTGAGGTTAAAGTTGAACATGCAGAGATCAACGCACCTGCTTGGTCAGGTGCTTCTCATGTTTGTTTTAATTCACGATTACTTGGCAATCTAAATACTCCAAAAGAGATTGCTGGTTTGCGTGGTCTTGATCTACATGAAGTTAGCCATATTCTTTATACACCAAGAGAAGGTTCTGAAATCTTTGAGTGGTGTAGAGATAATGATTATTTATTTGCTTACAATGCGTTAGATGATCAGCGAATTGAAACTCTATTTACAACTCGCTATCCCTCAACGATTGATTGGTTCACATCAACAATTCTTATTCACTTTGTTGACGACCCACAGGCGTTTGAAACTTCTTACGGCTTATTGCGTGGTCGGCAATATCTACCAACTGAATTGTTGGCACGATCACGCAACGCATATAGGTTCCAAGATCAATTAGATGAAATCTGCGAAATTGTTGACCAGTATCGTGTATTAGTTTTTCCTGACGATACTGAATTAGCAAAAGATTTAATCAAACGATTTGATGCGTTAATGCCAAAACAAGAA